CAAGTTCCTCCGTCCCTGTCTCCGCGCTGTTCCCGCACCGTGTAGCCCTGGTTGAGATACCCCTCGAACACCTCCAGGGGATCGGAGACGATCGCATAGTCAGAGTCCAGGTGCGCGAGGTAGATCGTGACCGTACGGCCCCGCGTGTGCTGGCTCAGGAGCGCCGAAAGAATCGTCTGGTCCACGCCCGAGATCTTCAGGGTCGTCCCCCCTCCAGAGGACGTGCTGCCCTCCTCGATCGGCTCAAACCCCAGGGCACCACCGATGCCCTCCCAGGTGTGAGCATCCCAGACTACGTCATGCGGGGCGGTTGTCAGGTAGACCGTGCCGCCGGAGAACACCAGTTCGATGAAGTGCGTCAGGCGAGAGGTCTGGGCGGCGATTGCAGTCTGCATTCCAGCTTCGATCGAGCGACTCACGTCGAGATCACCTCCCGGAACAGAAGGCGCAGACCGGCAATGAACTGCTCGCTGTCGGGGATGTTCGGTTCACGGGCCAGGACGCACTTGAACTTCACGTCCGTGTAGGTGATCACCGCGTCATCAGCCGGGGATCCCCCGGAGAAGATGGGGGGGGAGATAGAGATTGAGGCGGCTCCGTCGCTGTCGCTGACAACGTCCTCCAGCACGTCCAGCACATACGGCACACCCGCCACGCTGATGATGTCTCCGGCTTTCAGGACGGTCGTCGAGGCTGGCCAGCCGTCAGTATCCAGGCTCGAACCGGTCTGACTGGCCCCATCCACCAGGGGCGTTCCCCCACCGTCTCCCATCTGTGTCTGGTAGTACCGGTGGCCGACGTTGAAGATCGTACGGTTGCGCCAGTAGGAGTTGATGATGGCCAGGAATTCCTTGGTGTCCTCGGCCCGGGTGTAGAGCGGCGGATAGGATTCCTCCCACTGCCGACCGACCTCGAGGGTGTCGCGGAACTGGCCCTTGCCCGACTGTCCCCAACTGTCCAGACCGCCGGGGAATCTCGGGAAGGTCATACTCACGGGAATGATTGTCCGCGGCCAGTCAGCCATCAGTTCCCCCTCAGCGGATGCCCCAGAGCGTCGTTGACTGCCTCATGCACCATGCGCTCGATTGTGCCCTTCTGGGATTCGATGACCTGCATGGCATCCCGTCCGTCAATGGCACTGACCGTGATCGGGAGTTGTATATCCACAGCGATGCCCTGGCCATATGCAGACGGAATCGACAGGGCCAGAGATCCGCTCTCGGCACCGGAGGGCACGACCATGCCCAGGGCCGAGGTGGCGGAATCGATGTTGTGGGAGATTCCCTTTTCAAGGCCGAGCATCATGTTCTCGCCGACGCCTTCAAACACTCGAGAGGGGGATGAGATACCCAGCAGCTTGTAGACGCTTTTCAGTAACCCTTTCTCGAAGATGTTGAGGATTCTGTCCCAGATATCTTTGCCCTTCACACCCTTTGCGATACCCTCGATCAGCGCTCGCCCCGAAGCCTTGCCCGCATCCTCGAACGAGCCCTCCGTTCTCTCCTGGGCCTTCTCGGCGAGGCGCTGGAAGATCTCGTCCACATCCTCGCCCTCGAATCCGATAGAGGCGAGCTTGGTGCGCAGGTAGTCTAGATAATCGAGAGTCTCCTGCATCCGTTCCTCGGGGAGGAGAACGGACTGGCGGAGTCGCTCGAACTCGCTGCGGATATCAGTGACGCCGTCCTTGAAATCCGAATCGATCTCGGGATGAAGGGCGTCCTCTACTGCCTGGTCAAGGCGGTGCGCTGATCCCGTGGCCTCTCCCAGCTTGTCCGCCAGGGACTTGAGATCCTTGTCCGACGTATCCCTTGAGCCCTTAAATTCCAGGCGGGCCTGTTCCTCGAGGCGTCGGAAGACCTCCTCCACCATTCCGCCAGTCACACCGACTGCGGCCAGTTCCGACCGCATCATCTCCAGCTCGTTGAGAGTCGAGGCGAGCGTTTCCTCCGGGGTCATTACCGACCGGCGCAGCTGCTCGTATCGGTTCTGCAGGTCCTCGATCTCATCCCCGGTCAATTCCAGGGCTTGCTGAAAGTCCTCTCCCATCTGCCCCGCGGCCTGGCCGGTTTCCTCCAGGTACTCCTGCACCCGTTTGAAGGCCACCCGGGACGCGACCTCCCACTCATACCCGCCGGCGATCAGCTCATCCTTGAGCTGCTTCCACTTCAGCCAGGCTTCGTGGTTCGTGCGGTTGAGTTCTGTGATCCGGCGGTTGAGACGATTGGTCTGCTCGTCGGCATTGACGATCGCATCGCTTGAGTCGTCGATAGACTGTTCGGCTGCGTTTGCAGCGGATTGGATCCCCTGAATAGCAACTGCGACAGCCCCCAGCAGGACAGTCAGCCCGCCGGCGGTCGTGGTGAGCTTCACGAGTTTCGTGTTCAGCACGCCCAGCATGGTGATGGCCTTGCCGCCCACCAGCAGCAGAGGCCCGACCGCGGCTACCAACCCACCTATCCGGATGATGAATTCTTGAGTACCCGGACTGAGGTCCTGGAAAATCCCCAGCACGTCGGTGAAGCCGCGGACCATCGGGGTGATGATCGGGTTCAGACGCTGGCCGATGGTGATGCCGAGGTTCTTGATCTCCCGGGCAGCGAACTTCAGGGTGTTGGCCGTGGAGTCAACGGTGCGCTCGGCATCGCCCATGGCGTCCCGGGAGTCACGCTGAATGGCGGCCATGATCGCGTAGGCTCGGGTCGTGTTGTCCAGGGACTCACCGACCCCGATGATGCCTTCCTCGAGGGCGACCTGCTCCAGGCGGGTGACCCTGGTGTCGACCCCGTACCGGCGCATGGGCTCGGATTCCCCGGCCAGAGCGGACTGCATGGCCATCAGGGCTTCGGTGGGCAGCACGTTGTTAAAGCTGGCGATATCCCCGGCCACTTCGACCATGTCCACCGACATGCCGGCGGCTTCAGAGCGCACGAGCCCCATGGGAACCAGCATGTCCTGGATCCCCGCGGCCATTTTCTCGAGCTCACTGGATGTTGCCGGAATGGTCTCGGTGAGTTTGAGGATCTTCGCCCGAGCCCGGTCGGCAGCGTCTCCCATCACCACATCGAACTTGGCCGCGAACTCCTCCGCATCGGAGGCCAGTTTGACCGAGGCGACCCCGATCCCCAGCATGGGGAGAGAAACCGCTGCAGTCATGGTCCGACCGATCCGGGCCATACTCTCGCCGGTGGCCTTGACCTTGCTTTCAGCTTGAGTCAGATCCCGGACCAGCTTGGAATCATCCCCGAACAGTTCAACCGCCGCCCTATGCAGAACCGAGGTCTTCGCCATCAGTTCGCCTTTCTGAGACGGCCGCCGGCCCAGCTGCGGAGGATCTCAGCCATCTGTTCGGGGGTGACTTCACGGACGGGTTCGGCCAGGAAGTCGCGCGGGTGCGACACAACCTTCCCTGCCCGGGCGTTATAGATCGCCGATGCTACGATTCCGGCGCGCAGGACGGCACGCCGCTCGCCTTCGATCCTTTCCTCGACAATGCGTTCATACAACATGGCCACCTCGGCCAGGGTGCAATCCCAGAAGAGCTCGTCGGGTATCCCCGCAGCCACGGCACGACACCACATCTCCTTCAGTGTCAGGCCGTGGCCGCTTCCGCTTTTCCCTCCCCGGTCTCCCCCTCCGCCAACCCTTCCTCCTCGTCGATCCCGAAATACCGGAGGGCGGCTTTGGCCACAGCGTCGCCGATCTCGTTCTCCCGGGTGGCGTCGATCCAGTCGATGACAGTGTCTGGATCAAGCTTCTCGTTCTCGTGCAGACAGGCTGCCCAGACAAGGCGGGAGAGAGCCGTGAGGCTCCGGTTATCAGCCTTCGCGGTCAGGGCCGGGATAGTGGATCCGGTCAGCATCTCCAGCCGGACGCGGGCCCGGTTGGTGAAGCGGAGAATCCTGGTCTCGCCCCCGAGTTCGATCTGTACTCCGTCGACCGGAGCCATCAGGCCACCGACTCGGCCACGTCACCGGCGACCTTGAGCGTCACGGTCCGTGTGGCTGGCTCGTTGGAATCCAGGGGCCAGGTCGGCATCGGGAAGTCGTTCACGTAGGCATCGAATGTGAACGTGACTGCCTCGCTGCCCGCCGTTGCCGCTGCGGGCAGGGTGATGACGCACTCCTCGACGGTGCGGTCGGCCTCGTAGTTGGTCTGCAGCGCGACCTGGCCGGCGTCGTCAGGATCGTGGCGCATCTCGAACTGGATCGTGCCACCCTCCCTGATACCGGGGATGTACTCCTCTACGAAAGCGGAGTCGTTGTCGGTCGTCCGCACGTCGCCCTTGGACCGGCCCGAGGGGTTGATGGCAGTCAGTCCCCCGATGGCCGCGCTGGCGAACAGTACGGTCGTGCCGTGCGGCAGATACTTGCTCATGCTTTCCTCCTATGCGCTTGCGAGCGCCATGAGACGGTAAGCCCACGTGACGAGAGGTCTCTCGTTCTCGTCCTGCAGGAACGACGGCTCGCTCGTGAGCGCTACCACCCGTATGTACTCAGTCTCTCCCAGCGTTGTGGCCGTCAGGCCGTGCAGGGCGTCGTAGATCGCCTGGGCCTGTTCCTGCGCCGCGTCCCCGTTCAATCGTTCGGCCCGGACCAGGATCTGCACCCCGCTGTCCCGGATGGCCGAATCTCCGATGCCTGTCGCTTTGTAGATCTCCGGCGCACGTCCTCCGTCCTCGGTGATGACCACGATCTTGTCCTGCTTGTCCTCCCGGTTGCGTCGCAGCGACTTCCATTCCGTCGATCCGTCGACCAGGCCTTCTTCCTCCAGGTAGTCCTGGACGTCGCTGACGACTCCCATCAGGGGATCCTCGAGGCCAGCCGGACGATCTCGGCGGCCTGTTCTTCCAGTGCCCGGTTCACGCTCGAACCCTCCGGGCGCCAGCGCTCGACTCCACGCACCAGGTAGCGGGCCTCACCCACTGTGTGGTGTAGATCCATCACTTCATGCTGGTAGAGAGCATAGGGCGCGGAGTCGTCGCCGAATGCGAGCGTGAGAACCAGGTTCTCAGGCCCCTCCACCTTACCCGAGTCTGCCAGGTGGCCTTTATCCCGCGGGACTCCGCGCCCTTTCCGCGATGCTTTAACATCGGTCATGACCTCTTCGCCGACCTGCTTCAGACCGGGGTTGAGGATGTGGGGACCACCCCTGCGCAGTTCCGCGATCTTGCGGCCCAGATGGTCAAAGCTCTTTTTCGTGCCCTGTGCCATCACTCCTCCTGGCAGCGCAGACGGATGAACTGAAGCTCACCATTGAGCCGTTTGATTCGTTTGTACTCCCGGCCGATGTAGGTGTCGGTCCCGTAGGTGATCCGGTCTCCTTCAGCGGGCAGGACATCCTCGTCGGCCGGCACCCAGATGGTCAGGCTGGTCCGGATCTCTGAGCCATCGGCTGAAACCGCGAGCTTGTCCTCCTCGACCACAAAGGCGGAGACATCGACCCCGGAGTCGAAGACCGGGATCCCCTGGCCGTCGGTATCCCCGGTGTCCACCTCTACGGTGATGGTCTCCAGCGTCGCATGCCGATCGATGACCACGCTCATTCGTCGTACCCCGTGCCGGCCTGGAAGACGAGCCGACGGGTGTTTTTGGGCGCCATGAAGTGCTCGCGCACCCTACCCGTCGAATCCAGAGCCGCAGCCGATTTGAGGTATTCAGTGACGTAGAGATCCCGCTGGTAGACTTCAGCCACATCGTCCAGCTGAGCACTTTTGAGGCGGGGATCCCTGAGGGTGATGAAGTGGCAGGCCAGGTACTTCTCGATGGCGGTCAGCTCGTCGGCAGTCAGTCCCTCTCCGACCAGGTGTTTGTCCACCCATAGAGAAGCATCGTCGATGAAAGCCTCGATCTGACTGGTCTCAAGGCTGGTGTCGATGACCGCGGAGACGGCTGTTTCATCAGTCCTGGCCACGGAGCAGTTCCTCAGCCTTCTCGCGGCCCTGCACCTTCTGCCCGTCGATCATGTACCAGCCACCACCGACGTGGAAATCCTCGACATCGATCGGCTCTTCGGGATCTTCGGATTCGGGATGCGGATCGGGAGTGAACTCCTCAGCGGAACCGACCCAGCGCAGCTTATAGGACCTGAGTCTGAGCTCGTCCTGGGTGGGAACGAACTCATCCCCGTTCTCGATGCGCGTGCCGTCAGCCCGGGTCCAGCCAGCTCCGCGATTCCGATAGATGCCCGGCTTCATCATTCATCCGCCGGCGGAGTTGCCGTCTCCATGGCTTCGGCGTTCTTGGTGTCGATGATCTCCTGCACCTGGCTGCGCGTGTAGCGGCCCTCGAAGCCCGGCTCGATGCCTTCGAAGTCGGACTCGCGCAGATCCGCCTTGAGGGCCATCTCCATGGTAGTCTTTGCCATGGGCAGGGACCTGATACCGACATCGGCGCCTGAGAAAACCTTGCCGGTCATGCTCCGGTGCTCGTCCCGGGTGAGCTCGCGGGCCTTGCCCTTGAGGGCTCCGGTCCGGACCTGGTTGACGGTGGGGTGAAAGCGATCGCCCGGTCCCAGGCGGATCCCGCCGGGCAGGTGCTTGAAACCCTCGACCACTTCGAAGATCTTGTCGGACTGCTCTTCGCCCGACTTGTATTCCACCACGCCGAGAGCGCGGTGAGATTCGATAGCCTTCAGGCGATCAGCCTGTGCCTGTTCCAGTGTTTTCGGCATATCAATGACTCCGACTCGGGTTATGCCCGGACGCCCGGCGCAGTGAAGCACCGGGCGTCATACGAACTGTTTCCGCCGGTCCGATCAGGCGAGGTGCGCGATGCCGCAGGCCGTGGTCAGCGACGGCAGGGTACCCGAAGCCAGCGGGGCACGGGCCGCGGCGACCTTCAGGGCGAACGACATCACCGACAGGATGGCCCAGTAGTTGGCCAGGCCGCCCATCTCGT